GCCTGAACCTCTGCAATAGCTTCATTCATAGCTGATACAACATCATTGTTTTTCTTGCGAGATGCAATCCGCTTAAAGGTATCATACTTGTCAACAAGAACAGCATGAACTTGCCTGTAGTTCTTAAATGGTTTATCTTCGCCAACAATGCCTACCGTCTCAAGAGCTTCCATCTTAATCAAAGCCGACAAGGCACTTTTATTAAACTTGCTATGACGCCATGTGCCATCGTTGTTAATCAGTAAATCCTTTGCGGAGTTATATGGTCTGAACTGTTGGATCTCTGATACCGCTGTTTTACCAACATGTTTAAGCGAAGAGAAACTGGGTACAAGAGTTCGTGGGATTGTTGGATGATTTACAATCTCATACTCTGATGCATTGATATCGGGCTTCGCTAGTGTATAGCCCAAACTCTTTGCTTCTTTGATTGCAATAGCCTTTGGATCTTCTTTGCCTGTGACCTTACCCTTGGAGATTGCACAGTAATCGATATATGTCGCAATCCACTCGTCTGGGTAATATGTTAGGAACCAAGCACACTGCCAGCTTGTAATCGCATAACAAACAGCGTGGCTCTTGTTAAACGAATAAGCAACAAGCTTTTCCATCTCATCAAACATTTCTCCACAATCTTCAGCATCGATATTGTTTGCTTGGAGGCAAGCATCAATAAAGCTTTGACGTAGTTTGTTACGTTCTGCTTGTGCTTTTTCCTTGTTGTTGATTTCCTTTTTAGTAAACGCTTTACGAATACCGTCTGTTTCTTCGAGAGGAACACCAGCAAGCTTGTGATAAATCATTTGAAGCTGTTCCTGAAACACAAGGAGTCCAGAGGTTTCAGCAAACACTTCACGAAGCAGAGGATGCTTATAAATAACCTCGTCGGGATTTTCCCGGTTATTCAAAAACCGTCGATCTACCTTTAGGCCAAGAGGACCGGGCCGAAAGATAGATGTTGCTACAGCAATATCGTTGATGCAAGTAGGCTTCATCTTCATCATAAAAGACTGAACATTCTGCTGCACGAACTGGAAAGTACCGCTAAAGTTTCCATTCCAAAACACGTTTTCATAAACCTTTGTATCGGTCATGGGATTGTTGTCTGGATGTAGATTTTTCCAAAACCAATCCTTTACTTGTTTGAATGTTGGATGCTTGTTTCCTTGCTTGACAAGGATACGCTGCACGCACTGTTCAAACATTCGAAGTGTTCCAAGACCAAGAATATCGAACTTAAGCAAGCCGAACTCTTCGAGATGGCGATAGTTGACACCTTCTGGCCAAGGTGTTTGTAGTTCTCCACCAGCCTTGATAAGAGGCATACCTTCACGAGAGTTCTCGGTAATAATCACACCTCCAGCATGTCGAGACAATCCACGCATCTGCTTGAATAGCACTTGGATTGTTCCTTGAAACTCTGGATGAGCCTCCATAAGATTCTGAAACGACTCAGAGTGAGTCATTGCATCTTCAAAGGTTAGAACCCAAACTCCACGATCGAATCCCGGCTCTGTCTTCTTTGCTGCAAGAACCTCTGCTTCAATTTTACCTGTTGCAGAGTTAATCTCTTCAAAGGGTAGATTGTGCAAACGGGCAACATCCTTGATAAGAGAGCGGAGTTGCAGCTGAGCAAAGTTTGAAACTGGGATAACGTTCTCTGCACCAAAGAATTCAATGAGCAGTTTTACAGCCTTGTCTCGGTCAGAGAAGTCAGAATCAATATCGGGATAGCCCTTTTTAGAGCGAACAAGGAACCTTTCCCATAGCAAACCAAACCGAATAGGATCAACCTGCGTAATGTTTAAGGTATATGCAAGAAGAGAACCAGCAGCAGAACCTCTGCCATTCCCAATAAGCATGTGATCCCCAACAATCGCCATAATCTTGTGATATGTCAAAAAATACTTGGCGAACTTTAAATGCTTGATCGTCTCAAGCTCATTCTTTAGACGAGCAATATATTCATCATCATTTCCACGGCCAAGCTTTCGCATTCCTTCAACCGCCAAAACAACCAACTGCTTGAAAGCTAGGTCATCCTCAGACATGCCCGTAAATCGCTCTAGGAGTTTATCTAGGGCGCTCTTCTCAATAAGACGCCCGATTGCTGGTAGCTTTACTTTGCGGTCAATAGAAACGTCTCCAATGAGATTGTGAGCAATGTCATAACTGCGCTCAATGGCATCGCAAACAATCTGGTCATCGTAAAAAGGATAATCGGATTTAAGCTTGGTATACTCAGCCCAAATCTGTTCTGCATTCTTTGGGTAAAGCTCACACTTAAGTTCGTCAATCGTCTTAGGAAGAGTGTCTGGATCAATGCTACCCTTGGTCTTAGAAGACCATGCCATGGCCTTGTAAATCTCACGCTCACGCCAATGAGCAGGATTAGAGTAATGACTGTCAACCGTCATAAGCAGCTTTAGACCCGTGCGCTTAGATAACTCCATTAAATGGTAGTTCACAAGATGCTGCGGCCCAAGCTTGTTCATCTGTATTTCAACGTAATAGTTCTCTGGTCCGCCAAGAGCATCAACAAACCGATCCGAGACGGCTTTGAGTTCTGCTTGAATCTTTTCTAGGTTGTAATCTGTCACCTTCCAAGTGCGCCATTCTTCTGCTGGGTTCTGATTGTCAAACACAACCTTTGCCAGTTTTCCTCCAATACAAGCAGAACTCGCAACAATGTTGCCCTTTGCATGACGCTTAATCATGTCAAAGTCCATTCGTGGATATCGATAGAATCCATCGATATAACTCTCTGATACCATCTGGAATAGTGCTTTTAGTCCTGTGTTGTTTTTTGGCAACAGAACAAGGTGATTGCGCTGTGTGATTGGATCAGAAAACTTATTGCTGCTTTTGGTTTCTGATTCGATTTCAACAAGCGTGCCACCCTCTTCATCTTCAGAAGAGACAGTAGTTTGCGCTGCATCTAGGTCGGCTTCGGCTTCGGCATGTTCGTTGCCGATGCTTGCCATTGCCTTTTGCAAAGCCTTGTTTGTTCGCTGTACCTGAACAAGCTTGTTCCATTCGGTGAGTGAGTCAACGAAATAAGCTTCAATGCCGGGAATTCCTTTAAACTTGATTCCTTTAGATTCTAGCTTTTTGAGGTGAAGTTGCTGATGTGAGATACCTGCCATTGTTCCATGGTCTGTAAGAGCAAGACCATCCATGCCATTTGAGATGGCATAGTCCATGTGCTCCTGTGGAAGACCAATCGCATCTCCGATCGAACCAACACACGAATGGCCGTGCAAATTTACAAACAGTTTCGGACGTTTATCGTTTGCCATCATTTCTCCCAATGCATTACCACAAACTGATACAGCTTGTTGATTACAGTATATCGAACCTTATCGACGATCTCAAGCTTTATTTCTGGGTATTGTTCTTGAAATAGCCTGAGCTTTTCTGCACCTTTTTCTGTAAGCCATCCTTTGATTTCGACATGTGTCCCGTCCTCTAAAATAAAGTCTGGAGTGTACGATTTGCTTGGGCCTAGATTATAGGTTATGCTTTCATATTTCCACTTGATACTCTCACGGTTTAGATAACGAGCATAGTTCGCTTCCCACGTTGAACGAAAGAAACACCCTAAATCTTCACGTATTCCTTTTTTTGAACGTGAATGCATATTATGACTTTTCATTGCAGCTTGCGACAATGCTTTCATTCGTTCCGGCGGTACGTGTTTTCCGCTATGTATTTCGGATATTCTTTTTCGTCCTTCGATGGTTTGGGACCAATGACCCACACCACTCTTTTTTGTAACCGTTTTTTTTCGGTTTTCTATTCGCTGCTTTTTTTGTTCTTCGGTTGCTATCTTCCACCAATCAAGTGCCTGATTGACTGTTATCTCTCTATCGCCCGAAGCATATTGTTCTTTCAGAGTTTTTGACAGTTTTTCATTTTGTTCTTCTGTGCGTTTGTATGAGCCATTCTCTCGTCGAGCGGCTACCCCATAACTGTAAGCACAATCTTTACTGCACGTTTTTCCAGCTGTTCGTTTTGTATTGTCTATGTAGGGTTTTTGACACCAGCAACAAACCTTGTGTCTACGTGCTTCTTTTTTTGCTTTTTGCTTTTCGTTGTGCTTGATTTGATTTTCTGTATGTGACATAATCTATACCTTCTATATGTAAGTAGTATGACTATGCACCCCTACAATGTTTTTGTTATCAGCTCCCCACCGTGCTATGGCCGTGCAAACCAACGAAACGATTAGGCTTGATTGATGTAGTCATGTATACATGATACCAGATTTATTTAAGGAAGGAAAGACTATTTAAAGATTGAATATATGAGCATTAAATCATTAAAACGTATTATCTTCGAGGCGATCCAAGAAGTAATCATTGAACCGAAAAGAAAAAACCCGAAAACTATAACTCAACTGGGAATTACCCTAGATAAAGGAGTTGAAAACATTAAAGCAGTTTATGATGAAGCAACACCAGAAGAAAAAGAATACTGGGGCCGCTGGTATTATAATGCCAAAAACGACGTTCAAGAAATTGCTGATAAGAATGAGATAAACTTTCCCGTTATGGCTGCGGTTACTGCCGTGCTATCACCGGGAAATAAATGGCTTGGAAACTTGTTGGCGGCAGAAAGAGTTGTAAAAAAGTTTAAAGACCCATCCATACAGATAAAAATCAACGCTTATCCAAGACAGATCCAAAGAGCATTGCAGATTTTAGAAACAGGAAACATTGGACTCGTTACAGGCCCGAAAGTCTCAGTATTTTTCAAAAGCCTATTAGATCCAGAATCTGTTGCTCATGATCTTGTACTGGATTCTCATGCAATCAATATTTGGAGAGGTGTCAAGCGCAGCATAAAGCAAACGGAGAACCCATCTTTGAAAACAAGAGAAAGTATGGTTGGAGATTACAAGAAAGCTGCTGCCGAACTAGGAATCCCAGTTCAATCTCTTCAGGCTATTACGTGGTATATTTGGAAGTATACAACGAATCCACCAACCGTTCCAGAAGTTACGCTGCCTGTTGAGACAGGAACTCAGACCGCTGGCAGCTTGACTGATGGCGGCTGATGGTTGTGTGTTATAATTTGCTTCTTTAGATCTTTAATCTCAGTATCAAGCTTTTTCAATTCCATTCGAAGAGTTCTTACTTCTTCAAGGATTACCTTTAGATAATCTGCTAGAATCTTGTCTGAGCGTGCTGCTGATTTAAACTGGCAGACAGTGCTACCATTACTCATCGTATTCTTCCTTTGCTGCTTTGTTGCTAAATAGCTTCTTGTAGGTCTTCTTAAGGATTGGCTTCAAGTTCACTTT